CCTACCAGAGCGATGACGAGAAGGAAAAGGCGGCGATGGATGACGGCGCGAAGATCGAGGCCGACCCGGACGACCCCAATGTTGGCCCCGACCCCCTAAACGACCCTTCCGATGAATAACCTTCACGCCGCCTACCACAACGGGACTCCGATGCTCATCGAGTCCTACAAGGCCAAGTCCCACCTTGAACGGGTCGCCCAGTTCGACCCCACCGCCATCCAAGCGAACTCCGACATCGAGGATACGCTGGAACTCATCTTCGGGCCTCGCCCCAAGATGGCGAAGAACGCTGGCCTTGCCGTGATCCCCGTGAAGGGTGTCATCGGTTGCGGCATCAGCGAAATCGACAAGATGACTGGTTCCTGCGATGTCGAGGATATCGAGGAAATGCTGGAGGATGCCGAGCGTGACGATAACATCAAGGTCATCATCTTCGATGTGGACTCCCCTGGCGGTACGGTGACTGGCGTTCCCGAACTTGCCAAGCGCATCCGCAAGTGCAAGAAGCGCACCATTGGCTGGACCTGCAAGCAGGCTTGCTCCGGCGGCTTCTGGCTCCTCTCGCAATGCGATGAGGTCTGGGTCAGCGGCTCGTCCATCGTCGGCAACATCGGTTGCTTCATGGGCTTCCTCAACGAAGCCAAGGCGTACGAGATGGAAGGCTACAAGGTCGAGTTGTTCAAGTCTGGCTGGGCGAAGGCCGCTGGATACCCCGGCACCGAGACGACCCCCGAGCAGAAAGCCCTGTTCCTTGCCGATGTGAAGGAGACGCACGACTGGTTCATCCAAGATGTGTCCGCCGTCCGCACGATGGCTAAGGTCGAGGATATGCAGGGTCAATGCTGGTCTGGTCGTCAAGCCGCCGCCAAGTTGCTGGTCACGGGCATCAAGGACTCCCTCGATGATCTGCTCATGTACATTGACGAGGAAATCTACGAAGCCTACGAGGGCGCGGAGCCTTCGGTCGGCAATATCGGCACCTACGCCAAGGCGATCTCCGCCGAAGTCACCCCCGAGCAGGGCAAGGACGAGGACGGCACCGCCCCCATCTCCGGCGACAAGAAGAAGAAAAAGAAGGCCGATGACGAAGAAGAAGATGACGAGGAAGGCGAAAAGGAACTGCCCGATGACCCTGGGTGCAACCCCATCATCACGGACGAAAAGACCAAGTGTCCTTGACACCCTGCTAATTCCAAAATGAGCAAACTGTCCCTGGAAGAACGGTTCAACGCCCTCCAAGCGGCGTTCACGGGCAAGACCACCGAGGTCGAGTCCAAGGTTGCCGAGGTTTCGGCTCTCACCGCCAAGATCAGCGAACTGGATGGCGTTGTCGCCTCCAAGGAAGCCACCCTCATCGAGATGAACGCCAAGTTCACCGAAGTCACCGAGAAGTTCGCCGCCTCGGAAACCCTCATCGCCAGCCTCCGTTCCGAACTGGAGCAGGCCAAGGCCGCGCATGAGTCCGCTGGCAAGAAGGCCGCTAACATCGTGGCCTCGGTCGGTGTGAACCCGGTCGAAGTCTCCCCCGCCGATGTCGCCGTGTCCGCCAAGTCGGACCAGGATGTTGCCGATGAATGGGTCGCCCTCAAGCAGAAGGATGCCAAGGCCGCTTCCGTGTTCTACACGGCTAACCGCCCCGCCATCCTGCGCGCTTCCGGCCTCAAGTAATTTCCCCCTCAACTCTAACCCCGTAAAATACTAATATGTCCAACTCCATTGGTGGTCTTACCCTCCAACTCGTTGCCGAGGAAAGCCTCCGCACCCTCGTCCCCGAACTCGTGCCGCTGACCAAGATCGCCGTCACCGACTTCGGTTCCTATGTCGCCGAGCGCGGCTCCACGGTCCACACCCGCTACGCTGGTTCCTTCACCTCCACGAAGTACAACCCGGCTAACGGCTATGTCCCGACCAACGCCACCTCGACCGATGTCGCCATCACCCTTGAAGAACCCGACTATGTTGATGTCGCCTTCACGGACTTCGAAGCGTCCACGCTCTCCCTTGAGCGCCTCCGCCGCCTGTTCATGGCTCCGATGGCTAACGCCATCCAGTTGTCCCTGTTCAACGCCGTTCTCGGCAAGGTGACCAACGCCAACTTCGCCTCCAAGGCTTACAACGGCACCCAGGCCCTGTTCGACCGCAAGGCCGTCGCCGCCGCCGCCACGAACCTCACCAAGGCGAACCTGCCTCACAACGACCGCGCCCTCCTGCTCTCGCCGGACGCGCTGGGCCAGTTGGTGCAGGATCCGTCCGTTGCCCAGACCTTCTCGTACGGCGTTTCGGATGTCATCCAGAACAACGCCATCGACAAGAACCTCCACGGCTTCTCCGTCAGCGAGTTCAACGGCTTCGCTGGCCTCGGCACCCCGACCTCGGAAGGTCTGAACGGCATCGCCTCCTGCAAGGAGGGCCTGGTGATCGTCACCCGAGTCCCCGCCAGCCCCACCACGGGCGGTGGCGAGCAGATGAATGTGACCGACCCCGAGTCCGGCTTCACCGTTCTGGCCTTTGAAAGCATCAACAGCTCCGACCTCTCCGTTGAGACTGTCCTTTGCTTCCTTGCCGGAACCGCCGCCGGTGATGTTCGCTTCCTGCAACGTATCGTCACCGCCTAAACGGTATGAACATCAACCGCTTGCGGCTCGCAGTCGCCGCCTTGAACGGACAGCCTGTGTCCGTCCAGGCGTTCTTTTCCGGCCAAGAAGTCGAAGCCTTTGCCGCTGACCCCGGCGTCGAAGCCGACGAGGTTCTCGTTTTCGTCCAGCCTCAACTTTCCTACACGGAGCGAGTGAGGGCGAAGACTGAACCCGAGGCCAAGCCCAAGGGAAAGCCAAAGGCCTAAGTCCGTGCCCCTCGAAGAGTTACAAAGCGCTGCCGAAGAGGCGACCGGGTTCCTTTCCCGGTCGTCTCCCGGCTTCGTTGCGGGCGTCAAATGCACCGTCATTTGCCCCGCTGTGACTCATTCCAAGGACACGGCGGACGCTGGATTCTGGGCCAACGCTCAGACCGTTTTCCACGTCCTCAAAACGGAGCTTGCCGGATTCACGCGGGAATCACTTCACGGCAAGCCCATCATTTTTGAAGGGACCACCCTTCGCATTAACTCCATTGCTGACAACGGCTTGCGCTACGCTCTCACCTGTGACGCGCTCCACAAGGGACGATGAAACCGACGCCGATTTACAACGTAGTAAACGACCCCGCCAAGCAGGCTCATGCCATTTTGACGAAGTTCGGGAATGGCGTGAAAGGCGGGCTCGTCGGTTTCGTGTCCAACTCTGCCGGACGCGTCGCACTTCGCCTCGCTGGCCAGACCTGGCCGGAATCAAAGCAACAAGGCGACTTCGCTGTCATGCGCGATGTCAACCGCGCTTGGCGTCCAGTCGGCATCCTGATTGCCGAGGCCAAGCGGAAAGACCCGAACGCGGGTAACATCATCAACGCCCTCGTCAAATCTGGCAAGGTTGCCGAGGCCAACGCCTACCTCCGCAAGCTGGGGCTGAACATCACCATCAGCGAAGACATTGACCCGAAGCAGCACCAAGAAAACCGGGACAAGAAAACCGGCGTTGCCCGCAAACGCCCTGCCCGTGATGTTCTCGTTTTCAACCGGGATCGACTCACCTCCTACGCCGCTTTGGTTCCTCAACCCCGAGTCGGCAACGCCGCGCACGGTTGGGTTCAAGCCTCGCGGGCTGTCCGCAAACGCCGTTCCGCTGATGTCCTTGCTGTTGGCAGCATGGTCAACGTGAACCGCATCCCGCCGTTCAAAGATCGACCCGCAGACGTGACCGGAGTAAACGGCACCGCCTTGCTTTCCGGTCCGCCTGACAACCCCGTTGTCACCATCACCAATAGTTTCCCCGGCATTCGTCGGGTTATGAAGTCCCAGGCGCTTGCCTTCGCTTCGCAAGGCGAGGCCGAAATCCTCCGCAAGCAGATTCACGCCGCCGCCGCAAGCAACGCAAAACGTTTAGGTCTAACCACTTACGCCGTATGAAACTCGTAACCCAAAAGGTGGAAGACTGGCTCGCCCTGGCACTTGCCTCGCTTGGCTCAGAAAACCGCTTTCCAATTTACACCGGAGAGGCGACGGAAACCAACCGCGTCCGCCCATCAATCGTGTGCATCTGCGCAGACGCTGCCGTCACTCCGCCTTTTCTTTGGAAGGACAACGAACGAACCTGCACCGCCGAGGTTTATCTGGCATCTCCATCCGACGAAACGCTCTCCATTCACACGGCCCGCTGTGCCGCCTTGGAGGCCGCATTGCAGGACGAGGCCACCGTCTCCGCCTTCGCTGCCGACGTGCCGGACTTCTACCTCTACCGATATGAGATTGTTTCGACATCGAACGAGTCAGACGCGGGCACACGCTCACGCATGACCTCTTACACCCTTTCTGTCATCTGCCGCGACGACAACGGCGACGGCACATAAACCACTCACAACCAAACACTCAACACCATGGCCGCAACAATTATTGGAACCGCTTATCTTTTCGCCCCCGACTCCATCGGAACCACCTTCGTCAACGCTGACGGATCAACCGCCACCACCGGATTGACCGCCCTCGTCATCGGCTTTTCCCCGGAACAAGCGCCCGCCAACTCAGTGACCGAAACCGGGCTGAATGGCAACGTCATCACCGAACGCCGCGATGACAACACCATCACCGCCACCGTTGACATTCTCATCACCGCCGCCTCTACCGCCTGGCCTGTTCTGTCTGGCCGCGTCACCCTGGCCAGCATGACTGACACCCGCTGGAACGTCAAATACCTCATTGAATCCGTCTCCGCTCCCATCGCACGCGGGGCACACATTCAATACAGCCTCCGCCTCAAGTCCAACGCCATCATCGCCGCCTAAAGCCGCATGAACCGGGACATTCACGAGGGATTCGTCACAGCCCGCCACAAGATCGGCGGGGTTGACCTTGCCCCCTATTCAGCCGCTCACGCCTTCGCTTTGGAGGCCAGCGGCTGGACCTTGGCAGACCTCGCCGCGCCGCAAGGTGTCCTCCGGTTCATTGACATCTGCCGCCGCCCCATCGGTCCTGACTGCCTGCCCGTTGGTTGGCTCAAGACTGGACCCGGCTTCCGTCTCTCTGCTTGGACCGTCGCTCTGTCTGCCGTTCCTAGCCTCCATAAAGAGGCCGTGCAGGCGGTCCACGACTACCTTACTGACTGTCTGGCCACTCCCCGCGTTGACAGGCCAGAATCGGCCAAAATGACAAGCGGGCCGAGCGGGTCTGACATCCTGTTTCGGGTCATCGGCGGAATGAGAATGGGGCTTTCTGAGTTTCGCTCATGGTCCATGCCTTTGGGCGGGCTGAATAACTACCTCATTCACAAAGAAGCGCTGGAAAACAAGGAGGCCATCATCTCCGACCCTGACGAAGAGGCCATGCTTGCCGCCGCATTTGAGGAGGTGGCATCATGAGTCAGGAAA